CCGCCTGTAATGGCTACAGCATTGCTATCCTGTTGCGCCATTCTGCTTAATCCCAAATTCGTTCTGGCTCCTGATGCCGAACTAGATCCAGTTCCACCATCAGCTATAGCCAGGTCCGTGATACCTGATATAACCCCGCCAGTTATGATGACCGGACCATACAGATACAAACTTTTATAGGTGCTTATCACCCGATTTACATCATCGTAGGAAAATCCAGCAGAATTAGCGTCAGAAAGGTCAACCCCAATTTGATATTGTCCCAGGTTTGAGAGAGTGCCATTAGGAAACCGAAGAGTGGTATAACCAGAATAGGAAGTCCCATCCGGTTCAGTCACAAATCCAGCAGAACATGGTTTAGGGATAAATAACATCAAAATAGCGATGATAACCATTGATTTTATTATATTTTTCATTTTATTTATCTCCTCAATCCCATGTTTTATGCCATGAATATTTAACGATGATTGATTTTTTTTGAATATATTGAGAACCATTTTTTTCTTTAAAATTCTCACTGTCCCCTTCGTCAGTGATGAAAACATTCATAAGCCCTTCCAGGGAAAATTTACGATCAATCAGCAATGCCTTAACAGTCTCGGCCATATCGAGTATGCTGTTATCCCCAATCACAAGTTGCTCAGGATCTCTGAGAGCTTGCTGCCATACATTAATAATTACAAACATTTCTTGGAGATAATTTTTACATAACCTTTGATCATTTTTGATTGAACCATCCTTGATTGAAATGGCTGGAAATGCGATTGAATCAGGCAACCAATATTCATCAAAAGTGATAAAAATCGACCGATCCTGCACATAATTAAGATCAGTATCATTTCTAAGATAATCCCTGATTGCTATAAGTAAGTTTTTCATTCCACAAACCTCACAGGGATAAAATATCGTTCGCCCATCTGAACAATTACCGGCCAATCTTCATCTTGAGCCATCAGGAATGGCCTGGCGAGTATCGTGATATTCATTTTCCGGCTATGACTTTTAACTTCGGCGAAGGGATGAAAAGATTTTCCCCCCTGCTTGATACTCCTTCCCGTATGTTTGTAATATCTCGTATGCGCTTTGACCGATACGGTTTTGTTAATCGTACCCCCGAAATGTTGTATAGCCGCATAGATCACATTAAGCCCGATTTTGAGTATATTTTCCCATACCCGCATCGTGATTGAATTCATTAACCGGCCAGATTTGCGCAAAGTCTTGCCATGCCATGCCTCTGCCCGTTTTGATGGTTTCCAGGGTACCGGCCTCCCTTGTTCCACAAAATTCCTCTGCACCGAAGATAACAGATAAATCCCGGCCTCTTGTAAAAACTCCTGCGGGCGATCGAGTTTATCCACAAATTGCTGCACCGCCCGTCCTGCACCCATGTCTTTTAGACTTAACTTTAGTATTATCCCGCTCATCAGAAGTTATCCAGACTCCCTACCGACGAGTCAGAAAGTTTCCCCATCGAGAATATGCGGTCACTTTTTACGGTTGTTGCTGCAGGTCCGGCATCATCATCTTCAGCGGGAGCATCGCCCCCCAGGGAGATCGTCCCGTTAGCCACATTACTCAAAAATTTAATCGTATCCTTATACCGTTGGAGCCGATCTTCCGGCGCGCCCCTGCGCCTGGAAAACAGATTGTAGATTGCAATATCTACACTGCACTTGCGAATGAACACCGGCACAGAAGAAAAGGGGAGAGTCGCAAATCTTGTACTGCAATATCCGTCTATCTCGGCATCGGCGTCGGCAATAGCCCTGTTAATCCGATCCTCATTGATGATTTCAAGACTTTCGTCATCAGTGAGTTGGATAAGATCCTCTTCCCTGATTTGTTCTTTTAAGTCTGCAAGTGTACAGTAAGCCATGAGTCCTCAAAGAAGGGAGCCGGATTGCTCCGGCTCCTTTAATAATCGATAAATTCTTAAGTTGTTGCAATCGTATCAAACCAGAAAAACCCAAGGTCCGATCCGGTCTGAACAATATGGGTATTCTCCTTCACTTCATACACATCCTGATTTTCAGCAGGCTCATTCCAGGTTCTGGTGCTTCTGGGAAGACCATTCGGATAGGGCACCCTGACTTGGTACCCTGCGCTTGGAGTTTTTAATCCTATAATAGGCGGTCGATAATAGAGAAATGCTCCGCCCTTCGCCGCCGTCCGTTCCCAAATTCTTACGCCGGTAAACTCGGTTCCTGCCTTTGTTTCCTTTGAGGTGGAATAAATAGCCCCACCAACCAAAACAGCATCCAGATCAAAAAGAGCTGCAATCAAATCAGCCGAGATAATGCCTCGCTGGGTATATTTAATTCTCTCCAGAACAGTAGTTTCAAGTTTTAGTGACGCGAGAGTATTGGAAGACATCGCCAGAACATTAGGTCTAAAACCAGTATTGCACTGGATATAATCTATCCTGGCCTCAACATCTGCAATAAAAGTATTACCGGCACCAGCCGCCCAAAGTCCACCAGCGGCTTCCCCACCTGTCAATCCTGACCAGACTGAAGATGCCGAAGTTACTAATTCGGCAACGCGCCGTTCTTTTTTTAGATCAATTTTCATAGTTGCAAATTCGATTGCATCCTGTTCCGGCTGGAGTGGAATACAATTCGGAAGCATGGCTAATTGCCGGTCCTCTTCGGTAACCTCTTTAGCGAAAGCATACTCAGTTGCGCTGATAGCTATGGAATCTATTTTATAGCCACCCCTAGCAGCTTTCGTCCCAGGTGCCCTCACTGCCGCCTCGTCCCGAAACCAATCGCTCTTCAGGTATCGGCCTATTTTTGCATCAGGTGACGGACTATTGATAATCGGGAATACCTGATCAGCAATATAAGTCCTGTTCCTGTATGCAAGAGTAACATTTGCCAGAGGCCCGCTAACCAGCAAGCCCCGTACATTCGGCTGTGCCATTATTTTATCCTTTCTGTGGAATTATCCACGGGCTTATTTGGTTAATGCGTTGCAGGCCCAAGACTCCAGCATGTATAAGTTGGGGTAAGCGCCGTGATTTCAAGTAAAAATCGTTTGGTGGTAACTGTAGCGATTGTGGCCGTACCCGTCAGTGTGCCGCCAGATCCAGCCCCAACTGTAATCGTATATGCACTCAAATTGGCAATAGCGAACTCGATCCGTGATCCTATTTGTGGCTGCGGCATCGCGGCATAAATCAAATCCTGGGTCGGAAGTGTCATCGCTTGCGCTTCCGTAGGAGTTGCTCTGATGTATCCACCCATCAGTTGGGCAGCAGTCAAAGTCAATGTGGCCCCTCCTGCAACAGCAGAAGTTAATCCATTTCTGACAGGTTGCTCTGACACCCTGCCAATCCCTGGAGGATATGGCCCAGTCAGAAATACCGAAGCCAGATCATCTTCGGCGGCAGCCGCTTCCACGATAAATCCTCTGGCTGCGGCCCAATTAGTCCCGGCGTCCTTAGCCTTGCCGCAATCGGTTACGCTTACAAATTCCGGCATGATCCAGGTAGGCACGACAAGAGCGGCATTGGCAACTACCTTACTCTGACCAATCAACATAACATTTCCGGCTTGACCGGCAGTCGGAGCATCCTGCAAAATTCCAACAGGAATCTCATTTGCCGTATCCAGCAATTTTATTTGCCTGCTGGAATTAAGCGCAACAAAATGATACTGATAAAGCGAAAGGTCTTCAACCGCCTCGAAGGGAAGCCGAAGAACACTATTTTCTGTACTCATATAAATCCTCCTTAAACGAAAAAAGCGGCAAATTATGATGGTTATGGCACCATAACTGCCGCTTAAAATCCTCTCGCTAGCTAGGCAAAAGGAATCGATATCAAAAATGGGTCAATGAGCCGATTTTCTCTCCTGCTCATATTCCTGCACGAGTTGCCGGTTTTCTAATTGGACCTCGTTAAAAGCAACTCCCCAGGTAAGTTTTGGATCGGCTTTCATTTTGACAGAAATAAGGCCATCGAGTTGCGCCCCGGCACCCCCCTGTCCGCCTACGTTTTTGTCACGGGTGGCGAATTCACCAAAGTTGATTGTTTTGGGAAGTTCGGTCATAAACGATTTGAAAAAATCATAGGGGGTCTTACTGATTTTTCCTTCCCCTTCCCCGAATTCAATCGCAGTTTCAGAAGGCAGGCCCTCCATGAATTGAGCAAGGCCCATCTTTTCCCAGGCAGGGAGGATCTTTCCGGTATTGATTCCAGAAGAAACGAATTCGGCAACCTCTTTTTTATGCGCATCGGCCTTCATCTGCCGTTCTTTTTCGGCAAATTTAGCCTCCATTTTGGCCTCAACTTCTTTGGTTACAGCCTCGATTTTCTTTATCTCATCAGCTTTTTGCTGCTCAGCAAATTTAATCGCTTCGTCGGCCTTTTTCTCTTTCTCTGCAAACTCAGCGGTAAGCCGCTCTCGTTGCTGATCGAGCAGAGCTTTCGTTTGTTCATCCGAATAGGGCATGTCACCCTCCTCTGAAAATAGCGGTTTGTCCGCTGTTTGTGGTAGTTCAACCCGACTCAACTGGTCGGCACTATCATGAATTGAATCAATGTCATAGGAAGACAAAACCTTATCCATTTCATCCTTCCCGAATTTCTCAATGAAAAAATCTCTCAGACCGCGAAAAAGGGAAGCAATTCGTTCAATACCAAACCAACCTTGCATATAATCAATAGACTCCTCAAATTCAATGACCTTTTCGTCATCCTTAAATTTAAGGTCAGCCAATCCCTTAACAGCCGGTGGCATCCCTCCCAGGAATCCGACATGACGCAAGCGGCCATCCGGATAAAAGGAAGCCGAACGCTTTTTGTAGAGACCTTGCTGGACGGCCTGAGCAAATTCAGGCACCACATCTTTGAATTTAGCCATGAGCATGTTGACCGTGGTCCCGTCCTTGAGCGTCTGGATTGCTTTTTTGATCGACTCTACCCAACCGAAGGCGGGAGAATTGTCTTTCGGATGCCCGATCGTAAGCGGGGCCTCGTGATAAGATGGGTCAAATTTGGCTACCGCCTGATCAATCAAATCGTCGCCATCATGCTCAAGGCCCTGGCTGTCGATCTGTTTTCCTCCTTGAAAAATAGGGATGAAGTCATCAAAGCCGACAAAATTTTTACTCACCGTCCATTCTCCTTTATCATTACCGATTTTTATTGCTGCTGGCATTTAATTTATCTCACTATCAGGGCAATAAAAAAGGCGACAATCAATAGTGATCATGGCACCATGATTGCCGCCTTTAGTATTCTATTCGTTCATCTCCGGTTGGCCCTCCCTCGACGAAACCCTGAATTGTATTTAACTTAACGTTTTGCTTTACATTATAGCAAATTCTTTAAAATCAATCAATTATTTATCAATCGTTTCGCTTATCTCTTCTATTCGTTTCTTCATTTTATCAATC